CTGCACGTACCTCAGTAAAGTCCAGTACCAATACATCTACAGCATCCTTCATAGCAAACAGTTTACCTGCTGACTTAGCCCAAGCCTCAGCACTATCACCAATCTTGAGGTGGTATGTCTTCTTGCCTTCCTCGTCTACAGATGTCCATGACTGGTTGCTAGGACAGCCCTTAGCTTCACCCAAGACCTTGGCAGAGCGAATGATCTTTACGTCTACCTTCTTAGCAAAGCCATTGAGTGTACCAACAACAGGCTCGAAGCCTACGCCACAACCCTGAAGCAGCAACCACATAGCATCTACGATGTCATGTACAGTCTCAACACGGCCAAAGGAACAGTTGAACTGGGATGCTTCACGTGTCTTGGATACATTTGTACCACCCAGCCACAGTGTACGACCTGACACAGTAGCCTTACGTTCCATCATGAGAGTGCGTAGCTTATCAAGCTCAACAATCTCTAGCATGTCTAGGGTGTTGCCCTTGGCACGTTCCCAGAGCCACTGCTGGTGCTCAACAACACGATCTACTGTCTCACCCCACGTCTCGAAGGTGCCATCCTCTTTAGGGCGGTTATATGTACGCCGTGTCACCACATTGGCACGAGTAGAAAACTCTTGGTAGTTCTTGGTCATCTTTAGCTTCCTTGCTATTAAATAAGGTCTGTTAGGTCTGGGGCTTTGTAGTTAGGCCCTTTTAGGATCTTACCATCTTCTCGTCGGATTGGTTTACCATCCTCACCTAGCTTTGACATGTTGCTTAGGTGTACTCTAGTAAATGCTTCCGATATCTTACTCTCACCGTATGTAGTATAGTGTTCTTGTAGAGCACGGTCTGATCTAGCCAACAGCTTTCTAAGTGTGACTAGTTCATCATCAGGCATCAGGGTAGCAGCAGAGTTATTCTCAGAGACAAGGAACAATCCTACAGATACATAGTACAGATCTACATACTCTTTGAGATGTTCTGCTGTGTTTGGTTTCTCTGCATACAACTCGTCAAGCTCTTCCTTAACTAAGTTGATCCACAAGCGAGGGTCAAGAGAACCCCCAAATGCTTTAATGAATTCAGCCAAGCACTCACTAGGGTCAATCGCCTGTTGCTCCATGCCGTCAATGTCATCTTGAGAAATCATCCTAGTTCCTTCACTTTTAGGTTTCTGATATGCATGTCATTGTAATCATACATAATATCTTCAACTGTATCTCTTACATCATCTTCATAGGCAGACGGATCAGCGGATAGCACATGGCTAGCAGCCTCAATATCCGCTACAAAGGTAATGCTGAAAGTCTTCTTACTCATTTGTAATCCCCTTGCTCAATCTTGATCTGGAGATTAGCTAATGCTCTCCAAGCTACCTCCGCCCAATCTCCATCTAACATGTGACGCATCATGGAGTCAAGATGATCCATAGACTTGGTTTTATCCCAATGCAGTGTGTTAGGTGTTTGTCCATGTTGAAGGCCACCCGCAAGAGATAACTTAGCAATGCATACCAGTGCATCAGGGAAGTAGTTAATCACCCCTGTATAGATTGGTATAGCTTTACGTTCCATTGCATCCGTTGGTAATACTGATGGCTTAGTAAGGTCAGTCACTCTTTTTCCCTTCTTTGAGTTTAATATGTAATTCTGTGGGTAATGAACCTGGTTCATCTAGCCAAGCTTCAGGTGGAAACTTTTCTGCCCATAGGAACCCATGCTTGTCACACCAAGCACCATATGTAGTTTTAGAATTAGGTGTGATCTTAGTAGAAGCACGAGAGAATACAAACCTGATATCTAGCTCAGGGTGTTGCTCTTTAATGATTAAGTGCTTCTGCCTGTCATCGTTTTCGAAGTACCCTTTGGTCTCGATTATGATGCCATTGTCTAGCAGGAAGTCAGGCTTATAGCTCCTGATCTTAGTAGGAAGGTACTCAATCTTCAGTACCTCATACCTGACTTCCTTTTGACGCTCTTTTAGGTAAGCATTGTTCTTTACCTCCAGCCCACTCTTATATGCGCTGGAGGCGTGGCGTCTAGGCTTCTTGGGCATACTAGTCCCCTTTGATATGGATGTAGTCTACAAGCCCTGCTGTCTTAGCCTTAGATACCAAGGATGCTTGTGTCTTAAGCTCAGGCCAACACTTCTTCTTATGACCACAGAAGGTACACTCCATGCAGAGCTTAGTATTACCAGACTCTTTCTTGTAGTATGTCTCCTTGACAGGTTCAAAGCAACGCTCAAAAGGCTCATCCTGATTGATGTAGTTTACGTTCTCAACAATCTTATCCATCTCTTCTTCCATAGAGATTTGCTCAGCGTTGATATACTTAAACTCACCATTCTGTTTGTTTACTACCCACCAGCCCCCTAGCTTCTTATCAGCAGCAGTAGCGTAACCTACTAGCTGTGACATATAACCAAAGCTATCATTAGCACGTAATGTTTCAGCATCTTTGAACTTGTTCTGGTACGAGTAAGGAGAAGCAGATTTGATATCATCTACTCGACCATCTAGCACCAAATCATACTCACCATTGATGACAGTACCATCAGGCAAGTTAAGCTTTACGTAAGCAGCATCTTCAAACTTTACACCAGAGGCCCGTAAGATACCTTTGAATACCGCCTCCACAATATCACCAATTAACATGTTCATGATGAAGTGTGGGGGTGGTGGTATCTTATCTACAGGATTGTTCTTCTCAAACCAGAGTTGGCACTTCGGACGCCCAATGTTGGACATCCGAAGCCTGAACGCATCCCGTGGACCGCTGTTGAACTGTTTGTTTAGTCCAGCTGCTACATCAGAAGCGACACGTTGAATGATCTCCTCCGACATAGAAGCTTTACCATTAACTGCATCCTTAAGAAACAGTTCGATAGGCAGTTCAGCAGCGTGTTCCATTAGTCAGCTGCCTCCACATTTACGAATGAGCCTACAAGATCTGCATCCTCTTTAGAAAGCTTGGCACTGTTATTCTCTGACCACTTGTCCAGAACATAAGTATTCGTGCGGCTAATGTAATCGAAGAAAGATCGAACTAGATCCTGATCTGCTTCTGTAACACTAGCTTCATCTAGCAGGGTCACTGTAGTTGTACCAAGTTCACCACCATCTGGTTTCGTAGTAACATCAGCAGTTAAAAGCATAGTGTACTGGATAGGTAACAAGCCTTTACGTGTGATCTTAGCCAGAGCTTCATTGATGTTCTTTGTACCCTGTGTGCTACGTACTTCCATGAGGAATGGGGTAGGAGTAGAAGGATCACTGCCAACAGGGTTACCTTGTTCATCCTTTGGATCATTCATGGTAACTTCACCCATGATAACCGTCACACGCTTGACTGCTCTCATGATGTCTTTAGTTGCTTTAGGAAGAGCTTCCCAGTCCTTGACGTAACCAGACGGACGACCCAGGTTGAACCCACCTTTGGTATCCTTCAGATCATTGTACACATCATTAGCCATGACAGTCTTGTACATCACCTTAGCCTCAGAGTCCCACATACCCCAGTGCATACGCTTAGCAAAGACACGTACTGTTACGTCCTCTGAATACACGATGGAGCCATCTGTGTTATTGAGTCGATAAGCACCTACAGGTACTACCTCAGTCTTTACCTTCTTACCGTTGATCTCTTCAACACCCATGATAGCTGTCTGCTGTAGAGCAAGACGTGCAATACTAGCTTTCGCTTGTGTCACAGATGTTCCCATCATCTCCGCCAAGGCGGGATCAAGTTTGATCGTTGTTGCTAGTGCATTAGTCATAATACATCCTTTGTATGTTAAGATTTGGAGTTGTAGTTATACTATCAAACGTCTTTTGTGTCAAGCCAGTTGGGGCCAATCTTAGCTTCGAGAAGTAGTGGTACATTCATCTCAATGCCATAGGCGTCCATAACAAGTTTGTTTAGGCCTGTGTTCAGATCGTCGATAATGCCAATGACAATAGCCCGTTCTTCTGGGTGTATGTCAATCACGGTGGAGTCATGCACAGTATTTACCAAGCAAGACTGGTAAGGTGCTAGACGCCTATCCAACTCAAGAATAACAACAGGTACAACATCACCTGTAGCAAAGCCTTGAACTGGATAATTCTTGATCATCGTAAAGTGTGTGGGTGATCCATTAGCTCTACGAGTTACGTCAGGGAAGGCGTACTGTCTGCCTGACACGTTGGTAATCTTCTGGAAGCGTATGGCTTCGTCCCCTAGCTTCTTATGCCAAGCAGCAATCCCTTCATACTTCTTGTTGAAGTGGATGTAGTAGGCCTCTTCTGCCTTGCTTCTGCCATAACCTGTAGCCCCGAAGAGTGGAGCAAAGGTATGCTCTTTAGCAGCCTGACGTGTAGTGGGCTGTCCTGCATCTGTGATAACCTTTGCAGTGTAGCTGTGAACGTCGAAGCCATCTGCAATCTCTGCCATAGCTAAGACATCCTGTGATAGGAATGCAGCAGTACGGAACTCTAGCTGAGCAAAGTCTGCCTCCATTATCTCTCCACCATCCCAACGTGATATGAACACACGCTTAACAGGGAATGTACCACCACGAGGCATGTTCTGCATGTTAGGGTTACGACCACTAAACCGTCCAGTAGCAGTGATGTGTTGCGTCAAGCTTACGTGTAGTAGGCCATCATCCTTCGTATATACATCAATACCCTCTACGAAGGATGACAAGTAGCTAGACACAGCTGACATTCGACGCAGGTCTGTCATGAAGTCCATAGCTTCTGTCATGCCATTGTTCTTAGCAGTAGCAATCAAGATCGTCAGGTTGTCTTTACCTGTGCCAAACCCGTTAGCTGTTACCCACTCCTTGCTAGGTGCAGAGAACTTTAGTCCAGCTAACTCATTGAGTTCTTTGAGTTTAAATCCTCTGGACTCACACTCTTTACAATGGTTAGGCTTCTTGAATTTGCTGCCATCCTTCTTGGTTTTAAAGACACGCCCAGCTCCATCACAAGTTGGACACGTGTAGGCCTCTGTTTTACGGATAGCTGTAGTGTTAGACGACACGGCATCCTTAAACTCCTTGGGTGTCTTTGTGAAGTTGAAGAGGTCTACCCACTCTTTCTTGTTGTTAACCTTACGTGAGAACACTACCTGGGACATCTGCTCAGGCGAGTTTAGGTTAATTGGAGTGGCACCCATGAGATGCCTTACCTGTGCTTGAAGCCGTGTCTCAATGTCTGCAAGCTCACGTTCAAATAACTCACGTACAGCAGCAAGCGCTGGGCGGTCTACCTTGATGCCATCCATATACATACGAGATAGAACTACACATACCTCATTTGTAATGTCACGGATCTTAATAAGACTAGCACTCTCAGGCTTAGCATAGTCAGCCTCTTGGTCATGGAAGAGATCACAAGTAGTATCTAGGTCAGAGATCAGATACTCAGACAATTCTGCTAGAGGTATCTGGTTGGTATTAAAGCCATCCCTATAGTAACGCTTCAGGGTATCTCCCTTACGGTGAGATAACTCTCTACGGTCAGCACAGCCCTCTAGACTAAGTGGATACTTCTGACCTCGCAGTAATACATACTCAGCCAGCATGGTGTCATAGATTAGTCCACTATACTTAAAGCCTGACTCCCAAATCCAAGGTAAGTCATGCTGAGCATTGTGCATGATAAGAAGTGTAGTCTCATCAAGGAAAGCTTGAAGTAACTTAAAGGCAGTACCCTTGGTGTCCTTCTGCTCATCATGGTTAAAGTTCAAGACATGCCGTTCTTGCTGACGATCCACATTCTTAATGCCAACCTGTACTAAATAGTTACCCGTCTCATAGGGGTCTCCGTGGATCTTGCCACCACGAGTAGTGATAGTGTTTTCTACATCAAGAACTAATCTCATATCTTTATCCTCTTCCTATCATCCGTCTATGCTGTGTATTGACTACGAGAACCGTCTAATTCTGTATGAACAATCCCATGCCAGCCACCCTTAAGCTTGTTCTTAGCAATATTCAAGTGTCGTTGTGTGTCCTGATCCTCTGCACCTTCAACAGTAGGGTTCTTCGAGATGAGGATCATAAGGTCTGTCTCTGCTGCCTTACCTGTCTTTGAACCCTCTAGCATAGATTGATCTACGTGGATCTTACCCTCTGCTTCAGCAGATAGTTGAGACATCCAGATGATTGCTGTCTGGTATTGCTTAGCAATGTTACGAGCATGGATAGCAGCGTTCTTCAAGTAAACGTCTGACTTGTCACTTGTCTTGGAAGCAAACTTATCACCCATATCAAGTACCACAATGTCAGGACGGTAGTTCTTAACGACAGCCTCCACCCAAGCCATGTCCTTACCTGTACTATCCTTAACCAGAACGTTGTCATTAACAATGTTATAACGTGATGCTGCAAGGGCTCTGTTATCTCGTACCTCATCAAGATCCATACTTGTAGCTGCACTCAAGTAACGACCCCCAACACGATCATAAGACTCCTCGTTACACAACACCATACACTTAGCACCTTGGTGAGCGAACCCACCTGGGGCAGCAATAAGAGAGGCGTGGAAGGATGTCTTACCTGTGTTAGGCCTAGCACCTACCAAAACTAAGTGACCCCCTGAGATACCCTCTACACGTCGTTTAAGGGATGGGATGTTAAACTTCCATTGAGACTGAATGTCATTAGCTTTCAGCAATGTTTCCATGCTCATGTCTTCCCACTCAACCTTGAGGTTTGGAGTGAAGTCTTCCTGATAGTTAGACAAGAGTTTACGTAAAGGTTCTAGGCTAGTCTGCGTACCATTGACGTATTCAAACCCTAGGTTAGCTAATTGCTCACCAACAAACTGTTGGAACATAGAGCTAAACACATCATCCGCAATCTCCTTTGACATATGCTCCTCTTTGTCAAGCAAGCGGAACAGAGACTTGTAAGCATCCTTGTTAGCTGTAGTCATAGTCTTGTTAGCTGCGAAGAACAGAGCCTCTAGTTCAGCAGGGGTAATGTCCTTGTCGTAAGCTTCCATAGCGTGGTCCAAGGTCTGCTTGATCTTACGCACATCCTTAGTGAATAGCTCATCAGGGCAGCGGATACCCCTGTGTGAAGCATGGAAATCCTTATTGAGAAGCGTCTTGATAAGCGCTAGTTCCATCATCTTATTCGTCCTTATCTGCACCAAGTAGGCGGTTAATGATTACCTTGATAGCCAAGTAAGGCCACTCTAAAGCAATCAGTGTTAATTCTTTTTCTGCATCGTCTAGGTCTGTTCCATCTTCAAAGTCCATAGTCTCCAACAAGAGAACTACACCTAGGAGGTACAGGATAACAGCACCCCATATAAAACCCATAATCATTTATCTTGTACCTTTGTATGGTAGGCACCCACTGGTAGATCCATTGCTAACAGCAGATCGTTGAGCTGTTTGTACGAGATGTAAATGATATCTATGTCATCTGACTCTGTATTGTATTGAGATAGCAAAACGGAGTCATCACTATGGATAATAGCATCAATGTCATCGTAGAGATCACTCTCATCTAGCACAACTATCTTAGTAACCTCTTCATCCATCTCAACAGTAATCATTAGACAAACCACCGTGAAATACCAAAGAACACACCATACAAGAGTACAACACAACTAACAAACTCTATCAGTAAAATATAATCATTCATATTAGTTCAACTTATTGTTTGAGGGTGGCGTCATGGCATCGTAGTCTTCCATGTCGTCTTCTGAGGGTCCATAGCCTAGGTGTTCAAAGGTCAGATACATCTTGACAGACTCCAGTGCGCCATATGCCTGTTCCATAGTCAGGCTATCACTATAGTTATAGACAACCTCCAAGATGGATGCTGCTAGTGTACCTTTTGGTTGCTCAGTCATTTGGACTTTCCTTTTGGTTTACTGCCACGCTTAGCTGGCTCAGGTACAGGTGTAGGCTTAGGAGAGAACCCATACTGCTTAGCCTTAGCTACTGCTGTCTCAGGCTCAAGGTTATGCACAAAGATGGCGTCACCTAGTAGCCAATCAATCATGTGCTTTGCATCATCATTGCTTAGTATCTGTTGCCGTTCATACTCTAGCAACCATTTAGGTGTACCATAAGCTACCATTTTAGTGCCTCCTTCAATGCCATTACATCTTTTTCATTCTTGTACTTGATGTCATCACCAAGCCTCAGTGCTTTAGTTGGTAACCCTGTCCAGCATTCAACCTGGCGCTTAAAGTCTATAGTCTTGTTAGCAGCATCAGGGTCTAACGCTATGATAACATTGGAGTAATTAGATATAAACTCCATGTGCGCTGGGCCTAAAGATGTACCTAGGATAGCCATACCTGTAGTACCACGTGATACTTTTGCAACAGTTATGGCACTGATAACATCTTCTAGGATTACAACGGAACCATTGGGTTCACCAACTACATACTCGTATACTACAGCCTTGCCCGTGTAACGCAACCACTTTGGTATAGCACCAGATAGGCTACGACCATTAGCATCAATCATCCTACCCTTGTGATAGATAGGGAATACTGCTCTCTTATCCTTCAGGTCAAACAACAAGGGTATGTCACCCAAGTCCCACTTATCCTTAAAGGTATTGAGTAAACTGTTACCATTCCCAGGATACACCATACTTAAAGGTATTTCCATAGTAGGTAGTTCAATAGTTGGCTTACTATTTGCTCTATGTTTCAAACGCTTAGCTATGTCAGCAGCAGTCATGACTCCACTAACAGCACCACGTGTACCACACCCTAACTTGTAACAGTTGTACACAACAAAGCCTAGGTCATTAGATGCGGTAAGAGTGTTAAACCCACCGCAAGCAGGGCAGTTCAGGCGTTTACGTTCCCCATCACGGAGATCCCAGTCCAATACTATCTTTCTTATATCCATAATGTTTACCTATAGTCCTTTGCCTCTTGTATGGTGGCATCAATGTATGCTGATACGTAGTAAGAGTCATCATTATTCTTGAGGTAAGATTTTAGAGCAATCAAGTTATCCACTAACATGCTAACCTTATCTTCTGC